ATGCACCTGTGATAGTGTTCTGTACATATTGAAAGTTCGCACCGTTACCCTTCGGCACATTTAGCAAAATAGCATTGTTATCAGCGTACACCGTAACCTGCCACCCAAAATTGTTTCGATATTGCCCCGCTGCAAGTGATACGGCATTTTGTATTTTGTCTGTTAATGCAACTTGCCTGTTTATCGTTGCGCTTAATAGTGCTTGTGATAATGGAAAAACACCTGTAAGCGTGTTCAATATTAAATCACCGCCTAGCTTGGTTCCACATCTGCGGCCTAATGGAATACCAACATAAAACACCCCATGTAACGCCCATGTATTCGCATTGCTCGGGTCTGTGCCTGTAAACACCGCCAATTCGCCATTCGTAGTAATCACCGCTAGCCTATCATCCATACCGTCGCCAGCGTCAACCGTCCAATTAAACACCCCATTAATGGTTCCACCGTGGTTAAACACTGCGCCTAAATCAATCTCACTGGCCTGCCCTGCATAAGCATTTACGGGCAAGTAAAACACCTTCAGGCTGGTTTTTTGGCCAAAGAACAAACGATTCTTAAACGAAACCACGCTTGCAAAAGTTGCGCTGTCTACGCTGTTAACGGTAGGTATGGTGAACGTTGTTCCGTCGTAAGCGTGCATCTTGTCCACGCCATTGACCATAATCAAGAATGAGCCGCCCGGTATCGTCACCATCGCCGTTTGAAAATCGCTGCTTCCAAACCCCGTGTGAATCGGTGCGCCTGCTGCGCCTTGTGTCGTTGCGTTGTAAATGTTACCGTTGCAAGCTGCGAGTAGCTTTGAATTGCCATTGATCGGTGAATATTCCATCAGACTGCGTACTTGCCCAGGTAACCCCGTTAGCCATGCTGTGCTTCCCTTCCGTGTTGCAACATAAGTAGGGTATGTCCACCAGTTTTCCATTTCAATCGCTTCATTAGGCTTCATGCCCACGATTGAATCACGGTCGTTTAATCCCCCCACGGGTGCGGGTAGTGAGGTAAATTGGGCGGGTGGTCTAGTTGCCATTGCGTAGGGCTTTCACTAGGGTTTGAGGGGGGTAGGTAATTGGGCCAAAGGTCTAGGGAAAAGGTGTTGTGTTTCGTAAAATTCGTTAGCTTGCCTTCTGGCAGCTTTCCAAGCGGAAGATGATTTTTTTCCTTGTTCCATAAGCTCTTGCGTTATGCGATATGTTAATTCGTCTTTATCATGCACAATCGATTTTGGCCCCGTCAAATCCCGTTCTATTTTTTGTATAAGCTGAGGGAATTCTTCCGCCGTAAAATTTCCGTATAAACCTGCATGGTTAAAAGGCCCTTTGGAATGGTCGCTTAATCTAATATTATGTATGTACTTTCCAGTTATAGGGTTGCTTACCTGTACATAACTTGACGGGCCCATTTTACTGCCCGAATGTTCCACACTTGCGGCGTAGCCTTTTACCTTTAGCATATCAACCAATGTATCTGCATCGCGCTGAATAATATCTGCCATTTGTTGACGCGTTTTGCCGTTTGCATCGTATAACAATGCCCCCCTCTGCCCCCCAGCCATACCGCCGCCCTTTGGCTTGGCGATATTCTCGCCCATGTTCCTGAGTGCCGTTGCTATCTCTTTGGCTTTCATTGCTCCAGCTAGAGGCAAAACCAAACCCGTAGTTTCTCCCAATAGCTGCGCTGTGCCTTCTGGTACTGGCGCTGTTAATCCTTGCCTTTGCATCCATGCGCTGCCGCCTACGGGTTCATTTGAGCTTAGCCCAATATTACCAAGGCCAGCATTAATGATGTCAACCGGTGCGGACACCGTGTTGGCTACTTCATTACTCGTAGCTTGCACATAATCTCGTAATGCTTTGATGATTGCGTTTTTATCCATGATTATTGACTCGGGAAGCTACCATCGATGATGTTGCGATTTGTTAGCAAAATATTGCCGCTTGCTTGGCTCAAATAAAGTTTTGCCGCGCTCTTGTCTTGTGATTTTGCACGTTCTAACAACGCTCTAAATTCACTTACATCAAAAGTAACATCAAGCCCTTTTGATTGCTTCCATTGTGTTTTTAAGCCTGTGAGCATCAATGAATCTGGGAACACACAAGTATCATTATCGGCTGTGAATGTGGTTTTACTCGTCCCATCGTTGCCAATAACCCACGCGTTTGATATGTACTCAAACGATGCCATCTGCCCAGGTGGTGGGGATGGGTTAATCTGCAATGAATTGCCCAAAATCCTAAAACGCTGCCTCGGCCCTGCTGATACTATTCCGCTTTTAAATGTCTGCCATTCCTGCGCTGATTTCGGGCCTAGCAACGGCCAGCGGGTCGTGCGATTCCATTCTGTCTGTGGTACTTCCCTATCCCAATCGCTTGGTAATGGGAATTTGTTTTGCGTAAACTCAAGCGATACAGTGCCGCTTTCAGTGGCGGCCATGTCCATCGTTACGGTAGTAGCCCCCACGCTGGTAATCTGAGCGAAAGGCATTACACCCACACCCAGCGCGGTGAAGTTAGTATTCAACCCCGCTACTGAGCTGAGCCCCGTAATCACGTTACTGCCTGCCGTTAGCGTGCCGGTGTAAGTGTATTGAACGGTCGTAAGCAACGCCTCTTTATCCAGACGCTGCCATTCGTATTGTTTGACTAAATCTCGCCCCAAACGATTCAATAACGCCAACATTTGTCGGACTTGCTTATCATTTGAGCTGATAACCGCTGTGGGTCGGTCTAATGCCAATTCATCGCAAGTGTCTTGAATTATTTGAAGCAAGGTAGTCATTCAATCAGTTCCTTTTTGCGTCGTGTTTTCGTTTCGCTGATGTCGTTGATTTGAGCCTGTAAATCAGCCAGACTTTGCTTTAATTGAGCGTTTTCCGCTGCTTGTGCGGTAATCTGGGCGGTTCCCGCTTCTGCCTCTAGCCATGCTTTGGCCTTGGTGCGTAAATCACCAAAACCCATGCCTAATTTAGCTACGTGAGCATCGCTGATATTGCTCAATGCTTCAACAGTGTGAATTTCAAAATACTTGCATTCTTTCAGTAATGCCCGTGTAATGTGCGGCCATTGTTCCAAAAGCGTACCCTCTTGGGCTATTGCTTCTGAATTTTGATATTTCGCCCATGTGTTAGGAAAACGCTGTTTATCGTTTTCGTCTGCTACGCGCTCAATAATGTTATTGGTATCACCAGGCACCATGATTCGAACAAAGGGCACATCCTTAAAAATAGGGCGGCCTTGTTTCTCTGATTCGGCCTTTGCTTCCAAAGCATCGGTGTAAAACTGAACAAATAAATGTGATTCGGCTTGAGGATTGCTCATAGTCTTTCTCTTTCAGAAGTAAAAACCCCCGTTAGGGGGTGGGGTGATTAAACGTTTGCCCATCCGCTAGATGCCCTGCCCAAAAATACGGCAGATGCACCCGCTGCAATGGTAAACGCTGCGTTTGCAGCTAATGAATTGATTGCCTGACCTGTGGCCGGATACACATTTAAGGTATTGGCCCCCAAGTTTTTAACAACCACTTCACACGCTGGTTCACTTGACATTAAGCGAACCCCAGTGGCTGCAGCTGCCGTTGTTACGATGTTAAACACCGCATCCAACGCCAGTGCATCGACCTGAGTTGTTCCCGTTGCAGTCAAGCTGTCCGCTAAATTGCCATTGATGGCAACTGCGGCAAATGGGCTGTTTCCAGCCGCTTGTATGCGTGAAGTAAATGCCATATTAACCCCCAGTTAATTAAACACTAGCCTTCGCAAACCAAGCACGGTCGCCAGCGGCCATTGCAGTGGCTGGGCTGGTGTACGCGCCGCCGGAGCTGGTCGCTAGGAAAGTGGTAGGGCTAACAGTACAAACTGCGGTTGAAGCAGGAATTGCGCCGTTAGCTTGCGCGTAAACGTACAATTTGCCGTCGCTGCCAAATACTTGCTGACCTAAACGCGCGTTGGCAATTTTGCCATTTGCCAAGTCTGCCGCTAAAGTAATAGTCACTAAATCCGCACCGCTGAGGGGGGTTGCTGAAAATGGAAGAGCCATTTTTTAATCCTTTCTAAAAAAGGGGCGATTGCCCCTGTTTATTATTAAGCTGATAAAACTCCGTTGAACTGTGCGCCTGAGCAAGTCAAGTTGCCAGCCCAGCCAATCAGTTTCACAACTGCATCTTGGTTCACAGATTGACGATCTCCGCCGATTGGACCAAAGTTGCGGTCGCGGTGAGGTCTGAAGAATATGTACTTGCTGTTTAAGAAATACATGCGGTTGGAAGGAATGGATCCACCGATACCGCCATCAAGGAACACGTCACAATTCAAACCTGCGCCCAAATATTTGATGGATGTGAAACCTGCTGCTGCACTGTCTTCGCTTGTTACGCGCTGGATAGCTTGCAACGATTCCAAAAAGAAACGGTAGTAGTTGTTATCAGCCACGATCATATCGGGGCGGTCGGTGCCACGGACTAATTGAACGGCCAAGCGGTTCATGTAGCTCTGAATGTTGGTGTTTGATACTGCCGCGCCGCCATCCGTCACGCCGCTAAATGCAGCATTGCGCCAGAACGTCCAGTTTGCACGCGAAATTCCGCCATAAGTCCCACTAGTGGGGCTGGTGCTGATTGCAGCCTGTAACCCAGTGATATCTTTACCGCCGTTTCCAGTGCCATCGCTGTAAATGCCTACGCTGATCTGGTTCATCAATTGACCTTCAGCGATCTGAATACGGCCTTCAAGCATATCAATAATCTGCTCTTTACCGCTATTCTGCAACATCTCGAAACCGCTGATTGATACGGCTGCTGCGTATTGCTTCAGATCAAATTGAGCGGCGCTGATAGGGCTGTTAGGCGTGATATCAATCACGTCATAACCACTGTATGAGCCAGCGTTAAGAGTTGATGCATCGTTATACATCAATTCTTGCATAATAACGTTACCGCCGCTAACGGTTTTAACGTTGCCGCGGTTTTTCAGCTTCATCAACAAAGCATTATTTTTTGTAACCGAATCGGCTAACTTGCCTGAACGGAGTTGAATGGTGGTAGTGACAATGTCACTCAAATTAGCAAAAGTTGCCATGATTTCCCCTCAAGGTTCATTTATCAAATTGGGCTTCAAGAATATCTCTCAAACTGCCCGCTACGGTTTGACTGCCTGATGAAGTCGGTGAGCTGCCTCTAACACTTACGCTTGCGGCTCTCGCTCGCTGGTTCCGTGCCTGCTCCTCCTGCTGTCGTCTAGCTTCTGTCTGTTGCCGCTCGATAAGGGTTTGCCTGATATCGGGTCGCATCCATATTGCCATCTCATAAGCGTCTTGTAATGATTGGGCTTTTCCTGTTTCCAATAAATCAGCCATGTCATTACGCACCGCATCGAAATGCTCTCTATCAGCCGTCGCAAATTGCGCCAGTTCGTGGTTCGCTTTCGTTTGCTCTTGCTGTTGTAGTGAATTTTGCCACATTTGTTGCGTTTGACGCAATTCATTTAACTGATTCATCAAATATTGCGTCTGTGGGTCAATGTTTTGGGGTTGTTGCGCCAAATTTAAAGCATCTCCGTACTCCTGCGCCAATGATTGT